TCAATTTTCGTTGATGTCGTGATATTCCTCGCAGGCTTGCAAGGTATTTTGTATCAGTGTTGCGACGGTCATTGGCCCGACACCACCGGGAACCGGTGTAATCCAACCCGCACGTTCAACAGCGACATCAAATTCTACATCTCCGACTACTTTACCACTTTCCAGGCGGTTAATGCCCACATCAATCACGATAGCGCCCGGTTTAATCCACTCGCCGGGAATAAAACCGGGTTTGCCCACTGCAACCACGAGTAAATCAGCATTTTCGACATGTTGGCGCAGATTCTTGGTGAAACGGTGCGTTACTGTGGTGGTGCACCCCGCCAGCAGCAGCTCAAGGCTCATCGGGCGGCCAACAATATTGGATGCGCCGACGACGACGGCATTTAGGCCATAAGTGGGGATTTCATAGCGCTCCAGCAGTGTAACAATACCGCGTGGGGTGCAAGGGCGCAGTTTTGGCGCACGTTGGCACAAACGGCCTACGTTATACGGATGGAAGCCATCTACGTCTTTATCTGGATGAATACGTTCCAAGACTTTGACATTATCAATCCCGGCAGGCAGCGGCAGTTGCACCAGAATCCCATCGATTTCACCGTCATCATTCAGTGAATCAATTAAAGCTAACAGCTCAGCTTCAGTAGTCGTCATCGGCAGGTCATAAGAACGGGAAACAAAACCGACCTCCTCGCATGCCTTACGCTTACTGGCGACATAAATTTGTGATGCCGGATTTTCACCTACCAACACCACAGCAAGCCCGGGAGCACGTTTACCCGCAGCTAAACGTTTCTGTACCAACGCAGCAACTTCGTTTCTTACCTGCTGCGCAATCGTTTTACCATCAATAATTTTTGCTGACATCAGTGGAAAGGTCCATCAATTAAAAAAGCGGGAATCCACCTATTTTGTCAGAAGCGGGGCGTGCTGTCAGGCGTATAATAACGATTAATTAACGATTAAATAGCCAGATGATAAACCATAAGGCGAAAACCCATTGACTCGAAAGCGACTGCCCGTATAATCCACCCCGCAACTGACTACCGGCAGCCTCTATGCTGCGGTAAATATCAAATGCGCCCTTAGCTCAGTTGGATAGAGCAACGGCCTTCTAAGCCGTAGGTCACAGGTTCGAGCCCTGTAGGGCGTACCATTAAAATCAATGAGTTACCCTCTATTTAACCCCTAATTATCAGCAACCTTTTTCAAAAGTGCCAGATTAGTGACGTTAATCCCCATTACCTCATCAATTTTACGCGCATGCTCAGTTAAATGGTTTGGCGACAAGTGGGCATATCGACGCACCATTTCAATGCTTTCCCACCCACCCATTTCCTGAAGTGCTGATAGTGGCACCCCGGCTTGAACTAACCAGCTCGCCCACGTGTGCCGCAAATCGTGGAAACGAAAATCAGTGATTCCTGATCGCTTCAATCCGGTTCGCCATGCTGTATTATCATCAACGCGCATTTTCCTCACTTCTGCCGTCTTTGTTCCATCTGCCCGGTGCCATGCTGAGGTGTGGACAAACACATATCTTGAGTGTCGACCTATCTGTTCACGTAATACCTTGCATGACATATCGTTCAGAGCTACGCCAATTGCCTTGCCCGCTTTAGCGTTCTCTGGGTGAATCCATGCAACCTTTCTTTGCATGTCGATTTGCGACCATTCCAGATCCAGAATGTTCGACCTTCGAAGCCCGGTAGCCAGAGCAAAGACCACTACAGGGCGGAAGTTCTCAGGCATGCAATTGATTAAGGTTACAGCCTCATCTTTTGTCAGCCAGCGTATCCGCTTGCTCTGTGGTTTTCTGGTCTTGATCACTGGCGCTTTGGTTAACCACTTCCATTCGTCTGCTGCTGCCCGCAACAGGCTGCGTATAAATGAAAGGTGCTGGCTTCTTGTTGCCGGTGAAACCTGCTTTTCCACATAGCCAGGTATTGGTTTTTTCTTCCTTAATGCTGCATCTCTTTTTGACTCCCAGATTTGCCTATGTTTCCTATTCGGCATTCTGGACACCGCTTTCATGATCTTATCTTCAGTAATACTGGATATTGGCACCCCAGAAAAATGACCGAGGAAAAACTCAATCTTCGTTCGGTCATCATCCAAAGAACGCTTGTGCTCTTTTTCTGTCAGCCAACGCAAACATGTTTCATCAAAAGTGTGTTCAGCTATTTCACCTAGCTTATCCACCCTCCATGCATCTGCCCTTAACTGATCGAAGAGTTCCTGCGCTTGTTTCTTGTCTGCCGTACCAAGGCAGCGTCTAACTCTCTCCCCGTTCGGGCGAACGAAATCACAGTACCATTTTCCGTACCTTTGCTTGAGCGCCATACAGATTCCTTCTCTGCTTGGCCGTTTTCTGCATTCACGGCCTGATTGTGTTGGTTGCTGTGGATATATTCAAGACATGCTGATTTCAGAATTTCAAAACTGCCGCCGCCATTAGCTCCGCTCTTGCCCGCTTTTAGTCGCTTATTTTTTATTAGTAAGCGGACGGTTCTCGGGGATTTTCGCAGGTAGGCGGCGGCCTGTGATAAGTCGAATAACTCATCATCAAGCCGAATATCATTCATAGCTGGCCTCTTATCTCTTTATCAATCTGACGGACGTAATAACTCAACCAGCGCTTAGCCGGGAAAGTGTTGGGGGGGGTAGTGAGGTGATTTTTTTTGCGTGACGGTCGAGGATTTCTGTGATGAGCTTGTCATGTTCTGAAATTGGCTTGCCATCCGTGGCTTCTATTATTTCCTTTCTACAACATCGAGCCACTGACCTGATAGCATTCTCTATTGTTGACTCCATGCGCTCACCCCGCATTACTAACGATATAGAGCGCTGCTGCTATCGAGTACGGCAAAACTCACTCACAAGAAAACCTGATGCAGGTGATGTCGGCTGCCGGGTTCGACCCGACCGATGCCGCCAAAATCAAATCTGGTGAACTTAAGTCACTTGTTGACTCTGAAACCAAGAAGTCAAACATTACCGCCGAACAGGTGAAAAAACAGGAAGATCTAGTAGCAACGCTGGGAGAGCTTAACTCTGTGTTTGCAAGGCTGCGGACTGATTTAGCTACTGCCTTTGCGCCAGATGTCATTAATGGTATGAAAGCCTTTGGCAAGTGGATCAGCGAGCATCATGGGGATATTACGGGGTTCTTCAAGGACGCCGGTGAAACAGTAAAGAATTTCACTCAGGCTGTTGGTGGTGCGGAAAATGCCCTCAAAATCCTTGCTGCTGGTTATGTTGGCAGTAAAGTGGCAGGCGGAGTGGGGGTGGCAGGTGGCTTGGCAAGCGGAAAAGGTTTCATGGGATTCATGGGCAAGCTTGGTTTGCTTGGTGCCGGCGTTCTTTACAGTGGGGATATTGCAGATGCCTTAACCCCCGACTCAGTGCTAAAAATGAGGGATGAAGATAAACCATTTTTCTACAAGAAACATTTGGGGGAAAGGCTTTTAGGGATGGATTATCAGGATGAAGCCCAATCATCAGCAAGGAACCCTTCAGGGAGGAACCTCCCTGAAAAGAACAACAATCCAGGCAATATTCGTGGCAAGAGCGGACTTGGTGGTTTTTCTGGGTATGCCACAGAACAGGACGGATGGGACGCCATGACCAATCAGATCATGATGTACTATAATGGAACCAGCAAAGCCGCTGGATACAAAAAACTCAAAACCCCTACCGAAATCCTAAATAAATGGGCTCCACCATCAGAAAACGATACCGATTCCTACATAAAGGAAGTTTCCGCCTACATGGGGGTTGGGGCTAATGATGAGCTAAATCTAGCAGATCCTAAAGTCATGGCAAAATTAAGGACGGTAATGGCTAGGAAAGAGGGATTTGGAAACTGGCAGAATGGATTAAAAATTCAAGGTGCCAACCAATTCCAGAATGAGTATTACCTTCAACAGCAAAAATTTGCCAATTCTCGCCCTAATAGTGGCCCACCAAGCGTTGACAATAGCAAATCAAATAGTACGAACATCAACACAGTGGTAGTTAATAGCAATCCACAAACTGTTGATTCATTAACTAATAGTATCAACCAGCAAGCGCAGAGGGCAGCAACTAACGCATCATTTTCTAGCAGCGTTCGTTAGAATCGATTACTTCATGTCATATTTTTTGCTTAACTCCATCATAAAGAAGGCCAGTCTAGCTATTTTTTCTGAGTGATTTACTGACTCAGTCAAAAAATATTTAGGAGTTACCTCTCTAGTGTCGTTCTTGAATTCTTGATGGATGTTCTCAAGTGCTGAAGCTTTCCACATTTCAATTTCATCTTGAGATTGAGCGCTCTGAGCTGAGGATAGTGCGTTAATGCAAATTTCAAATGAAGAATCTCTGATTTCAGATGGCTGCCTTCCAATTTTGCTTAAGTCATAACCATATCGCTTAACCATGTCGTTGGCCATGTCTTGACAGGATTCGACTGCACTTCTACCCATGCCAACAACGTAAGGCTTCGATTCATTGATAAATATTTGCAATTTTTCTTTATCAGGCTGGCTGATAGCAAGTGATGAAGCGGAAAACAAAGATGAGGCGGCGATGAAAAAAATAATAAAATTAGTTTTCATTTAAATATCCTTATGTTTTCGATAATTCTATCCATTAAATGGCGCAATAACACGCAAACAAGCTCACTTCGGTGGGCTTTTTTATTGCCGGAGAATTCATGAGTATTATCAACCTAAATACAGCAGATATATTTAATGCCATCGGAGGCGGATCTCCGCTATCGATTATTAATGGTGTGCTTCACCCATCGTATGTGATCCGAGATGGGAAGACAGGAAGTGTGGCTCTTGAGTTTAGCGGCATGTCATCTATCCAACCAAGCGGACGCGCACAGATAACCACCGCTCCAGTAGAAAAGGGGATGTATCAGTCAATTAATAAGGTCAAAGAACCTTCAGTTGTCAGATGTGAAATCATCGTTACTGGGCTTACAGGGTTCTCCGGTGGACTGCCAAACATCTTCGACTTAACCTTCACAAGTCAAAGTGACGTTCTTGGTACGATAAAAAACATGCTTGGTGAGACTAACACTTACGATATAGAGACACCAAAAGAAACACTGCAAAGCTATGACTTAATCGACCATTCCTATGAGGTAAATTCGCAGAGGGGGGTGAGTATGTTGACGATTTATCTCTACTTCCAGGAGGTCATGCAGCAAATGGAAGTTGAAATGTCCGGCGCGCAGACCGATAAAAAGCCAACAAACGATTCGAAAAGCCTCAGCGAAACTGGATCTGGATCTTCAATAAAGGAAGCTAATTCAACTCCATCTACGGTGGATCAGTTGGGGAAATCATGGTCATCACTTAAGAAATCAGTTGGAGATTTGACTAGCGCAGCAAGTGATTCAATAACATCGAGCCTAAAAAGCGCGCTAAATACAGTCTCAGAGCCTGCGGCGGCTATTGCTAATAGTGCGACGGAAAAGGCTACGCAACTAGCGAAAAATATAACCAAGAACATAACGGGGGCATAGAGTGAGAACTGTATCCATAGAACCCCTAAAATCGCAATCTATTTCCGTATCCCTTGGCGGTCAACAATGTGAAATAAGATTAATTCAGCGTGAAAGTTTCATGTATATGGATCTGACATCAAATAGCATCCCATTAATTCAAGGGGTCCCATGCCTATATGGGAATAAAATGGTGGGATATAAGTATCTTGGTTTTATTGGTGACTTTGTATTCATTGATAACGCTGGGAGGAACGACCCTGAGTGGAGTGGGATTGGTTCAAGGTTTTATCTTTATTACATAGAGGAGTCAGATCTTGTATAGCCAAAAGAATCTTAAATTTGAATTTAAAAGCTCTCCACTCCCTTTCAGCAACATGAACGGCAATGACACAATAACAATAAGCAACGTTAAGGCCAGCGCATCTATACAGTCATCAGGAAACCTTTTTGGGACTCAAGCTAATGTAACCATATTTGGTCTGGGGCTTGAGTTAATCTCCGCTCTATCATCCAAGGCAATGGGATTATTTAGCAGTGACGGCGACAGGGTGAGCATGAAGATATCTGTTGGTGATGTTGCCGTTTTTGTTGGCTTCATGACCTCATCAATCGCAAACATGAATCAAGTTCCAAACTCAGCCCTGATGATAACAGCCACTGCAAACGCCGAGCTACAGAACAAAATAGCATCCCCATTCTCGTTTAAAGGTTCAACATCAATAAAGAACGTCATTGAATCCATCTGCACCTCTGCCGGTTATAGCCCGTTAATTAATGGCCTTGAGGGGGTGATGGTAAATAACCCTCATTATGAGGGGAGCATGTTCCAGCAATTAGAGCAAATATGCTATGCCCTAAAAATTTCAATGTCAGTCACTCCGCCTAAAATTTCATTCTGGGAGACAAATACCAAAAGGGACGATGTAATCCCTTTGGTTTCCTCCCAATACGGACTCATCGGTTACCCAATATTTTCAAATGGCGGAGTGATGTTTCAAACGCAGTTTTCGACACTCCTCACAACAGGGAGGAATGTGGCACTTAAAACGTTACTTCCTCACGCAGACGGTGAATACAACCTTAGCAGCGTCACACATGAATTGTCATCATGGATACCTGACGGGCCTTGGCACTCAATATGCATAGCAAACCGAGAACAAAAAGAGGCTCTTAATGGGTGATTCACTTTTCACGCCTACCAGCGCGCAGGCAAGCGAGGCGGAGTCTCATGCATATATCTTCAAGCTTCTTCTTTCTGGTTCATTTTTTATAGAGATAGTTGAAGTAACTGCTGTTGGTGGGGCTGCCCCAAATCTTGTTGTTGATGTAATTCCGTTAGTTACAAGAACAGACCAGTCTGGCGCAATGATACCTAACTCGGAGGTTTTTAACGTTCCAGTTTGGCGGCTTCAGCGCGGAAACAGTGCAATTATCATGAATCCAGTGCCGGGAGATATCGGAATGATAGCCGTATGCGACAGGGACAATTCCCTTGCTAGATCTAATAGAAGGCAATCCGTTCCGGCGACCAATAGAGAGCATAGTAAGTCTGATGCTATTTATCTCGGCGGACTATTAAACAATGAACCATCCCAGTTTATTGAGTTTGCTGATGGGGCGATAAACATCACAACCCCTAATCCAGTAAACATAACTTGCTCAAAAGCAAACATCATTGCCCCTGATGGTGTGGATATGACGACATCACTTCTTCATGTGATTGGTGGCGGCATCAAGGCAGACAAGGACATAACTGATAACGCCGACTCTCAGCCATCTACCGTTAAGCAGCTTAGAGATGCGTACAACGACCACGATCATGACGTTGTAAACGTTCAGGGCGGCTCATCCACTATCACATCCAACGCTACGGACAATCAGGTATGACATACAGAACCTTAATGCTTGATCCCGATACGTGGGACTTAACGTTAGATGGTAATGGAAATCTTGCGATTGCAGATGGTGGGTACGCTGTTGCTCAAGATGTTGCATCTGCATGCCTTGTCTTTTCTGGTGAATGTTATTACGACAACACACTGGGAATACCTTGGAAAGAGGAGGTGCTTGGCTCTCGTCCATCACCAGGATTCATTGCCCAAAAGATGCAAAACGAGGCGTTGAAATTACCAGTGGTTGAACGGGCTATCGCCAATGTTTTCTTCGACAAGAACACCCGTACTACTCGCGGCACAATACGCGTGACGGACGTTAACGGGAATATATCGCAGGCAAACTTATGACCATTATAGAAACAGCGGTTCCAGATGTAACGATAACTGAAAATGGACTGCTTATTCCTGACGTATCTGATGTTCTGGCTGGTCGCCTGACTGACATGACCACCTCACTTGGTGGGGGATCAAGCCAGTCACTAAGTTCACCACAGGGGCAGATTGCGCAGTCAGATACAGAAATCATCGCTCAGGTATACGATAAATTGCTTTGCCTGTTTAATCAGATTAACCCTGATTATGCAACGGGACGGTTTCAGGATGGAATAGGGAGGATCTATTTTCAAGAGCGGATATCTGCGCAGGGAACGGTTGTTGCCGCAACCTGCATAGGGAATGTAAATACTGTGATTCCTGCCGGTAGCACAGCAGTTGATACCAACGGCTATATCTACCAGTCAATTGACGCTGCAACCATACCGGCGAGTGGTTCGATTGATGTTCCATTCGTTAACACCACAACAGGCCCAATCCCTTGCGCCGTTGGAGCGCTAAACCAAATATATCGAGCCGTCCCTGGCTGGGACTCAATAAACAACGCTGTATCTGGCGTCGTTGGTATCGACGTAGAATCCCGTATAGCATTTGAGACGAGGCGAAAGCAGTCTGTAGCAAGAAATGGTAGTAATACTGACGCATCATTGCTCGCGGTGTTGCTTGAAACGAGTGGCGTTCTTGATGCCTATGTGTGGTCAAACCGGACAGATGCAGTGGTGAATAAAGGGACAACAAACTTTCCAGTTGTCGCCCACTCCATTTACATAGGCGTATACGGTGGTGAAGATGCTGATGTTGCCAATGCAATATTAAGCAGGAAAAACCCTGGTGCCAATCTAAACGGCAATACTCATTATTCAATTGAAGATAAAGAAAACTATAGCGCCCCATATCCGGTTTACGATATGCAGTGGGAAAAAGTCGCTCCGGTACGGATTTATTACAAAGTAGAAATAGAAACAAATGAGAACCTACCATCTGACATTTCAGCTCAAGTTAAGACGATGGTTGAGCGTGTTTTTAATGGAGAATATGAAGGTATAACCAAAGCTAGGATTGGTGCAAGAATTAATGCTGGCATTTATTACGCGCCTGTAATTTCAATTTCACCCGACTATGTGAACATCTCATCGATATCGATATCTATTGATGGATTGGCATTTACGCAATCTGTAACGCCAGGCATAGACCAGATCCCCACAATTCAACAATCTGACATTGAGGTGATATTAGTGTGAGCCAAGAAGATACAATTCTAACGCAATACTCAGCAAGTAATAGAATCTTCTCCATCATCGACACATTCAATCAAGCCGTAAGCCTAGCCGATTTCACAGACGAATTTATTAAAAAAGTCTGGAATATAACAACGTGTGAAACTTTTGGTCTAGACATGTGGGGGAAGATTGTTGGAGTTTCCCGCTACATTAGAGCTGGAATAGACAATGATTGTTTCGGCTTCTCTGAAGCAGATGATGGAGGTGGTTATCCAGCCCCATTTGGTGATAGTCCTTTTTATGCAGGGGTGCAAGAAACTGAAACAGTAAGATTGAGCAATGAAGCCTATCGAACTTTAATTTTGTGTAAAGCATTTTCAAATATAAGCATTGCCACAATAAAAGACATCAACAAATTTCTCACCATGCTATTCCTTGGGCGCGGGAGGTCCTATTGCGTCGATTACGGCGATATGAAAATGGGGATAATTTGCGAGTTTAAATTAGAGCCATACGAAATATCAATTTTAGAAAATTATGAAGTGCTGCCAATACCTAGCGGCGTTCTTGCAATTGTTAGGCAAGTCGTTTCTCCGTATTTTGGATTTGCAGATGATGCATACCCCTTCAATGATGGAACTTTTTTCAGAGATATCTAAATGAATAGAACTGATGATCCAAAAAAACAACCCGTACCATTTGGCGTAAATGGGCCAAGAGAAGATATCGAACCAACTACACCAACCGGCGATAACTCTGCATCATATAACTTAGGATTCCCGCCAATCACAATGCTCCTGAAAGCAGCGGGTGGGCTGCCGCCAAAAGGTCAGGACATGAACCAAATACTCTATGAACTTTCAAGCTTATCGCGTTGGAATAGTGCCGGGGCATTGAACGTATATGACTCTGCATTTGGCGCAGCAATATCTGGGTATCCAAAGGGTGCAGTATTAAGCAATTCAACATTTACCGGCTGCTGGCTAAATACCATCGATGCGAACACCGCCGACCCGGAAAACACCAACGCATCGCTAACAGGCTGGGTCCCTGCGTTCACTTACGGTACAACAAGCATAACTGGGTTAGCTGCTGCAAGCGTCACTCTCACTGCGTTACGAGCTGCAAACGAACGCATTACGTTATCCGGCGCGCTGACAGCAAACATTAACCTTATATTCCCGGCGTGGAGTAAGAACTGGACAATAGTCAACAATTGCACTGGCGCTTTTAGTGTTACATGCAAAACACCAAGCGGCACCGGCATAGCTGTCGCGGCGGGGGCGACAGTTAGAATTATTGGTGATGGTACGAACATTATCTCTAATGAATCTACCTTGGTTGCTGGGGCACTCCAAAAATCAAATAACCTGTCTGATTTAGTTAGCGTGCCAACCTCATTAGCAAACCTTGGGTTAAGCGATGTGGCTCATCTTCCTCAATTAACTGGCGTTGTCGGCACATCACGCAATGCAAAAATGAGCATTCCGTCAGCATCAGCAATAGCAACTTTCACTGCGGATGAATTAATTGTTCAAACTTCTTTGGGTGGATTGCAGTACAAACTGAGCAGTTTCAGCAATACCGTTAACCTTGCTACTACTGGGGCGGGCGGCATGGATACAGGTACTGTTCCAGCGACGGGCTATGTTGCTCTATATGCGATTTATAATCCAACGTCCGGTGCTTCTGCACTACTAGCTGTGAATGCTACATCAGCAAGAGTACCAGAAGTGTACGGCGGGGCTAATATGCCTACTGGATATACAGCATCAGCACTTGTTAGCGCGTGGCGGATAGCATCAAGTCAATTTACGATTGGCTATCAGAGGGAGCGCCACATCTCGATACCTTTATCTACCGTATACACTACAGCGACCGGTGTTACTACAATTGGCCCAGTGTCATATGCTTCTGCTGTGCCATTTAATGCCGTATCAATATCTGTATATATCATTGCTTATCAAACTTCACCTGGTGTCGGTGTTGAGTTAAATATATATTCCTCATCATCAGGCATCGGAAAGCTAAATGCTAATGCAACAGTAAGCGGAGCAACTTCGACATCCATAGCTACCAGTGATTTAGATGTCATTAATCCGCAGGCGCTATTTTTTAATATGGCGTCAACGAACACAGGAACCTACGGGTTAGGCTGTGTAGGATATTCAATCTAATTAAGGGGATACAATGTCAATAATTGTTCAGTTTTCGGATGAAAAAGAGACCACTATAATTAGTTGGTTTGCATCTATGCCACTCATACCAGATGAAATGCCAAACATAGGAACAGTTAAAGCTAGCGATCCAAAGTGGCGCATTTATTATGACACGGTCAATCCCCACATCTCTGGCATGCCTGAACCGAAGTAGTTATCTCAAATCAAAAGACCAGATAATTAACATAAGTATTTTGTTGTTTTATGTAAATCTCCTATATAAAATATTACTAATACCATGTTCTCTGGTCTTAAAAATAATGCAAAATAAGAATAAAATATCATATATACAAATGCTTAGAGCTATTGCTGTGATGTTAGTTGTTGGGCACCACTACCCTGGCGGCTTACCAGCCTTCAAACATGGGCACATTGGTGTAGATCTCTTTTTTGTGATATGTGGTTATATAATGGTCTACACTACTTTAAATAACGACGGTTCCTTCACGTATTTCAAAAATTTTATCGTCCGAAGAATTTCTAGGGTATGGCCAGTTTATGCAATATTGACATTATTATTTTTTGCCATCTTCTTCATGAAAGAAAGTTATGATGCAGTAATATCCATAAAGTGGATAGTCAAGAGTATTATATTTTATCCACAATGGAATACTCCACCAATAATAAAACCAGGATGGACCTTACCTTTTGAAGTATGGTTCTATTTTATTTTTGGTGTCAGCATGTTATTTGGAAGAAAGCGATGGTTTGCATTCCTTACGATTACAATATTTACTCTTGTTGTAATGAGATACAACCCAACAATCCGGTCATATGGTTCTTATGATGGGCTTGGTGCTTATATATATATGATCTCGGAACAAATAAACTGGTGCTTTACCATAGGTGTTATAGTTGGCTTAATAAGCACAAGCAACATACGAATAAATAAATTATTCTATCAAGCATTTTTATTTATTTCAGGGACGCTTTTCTTTATCTGGCTATCGGCAGAAAAGACGCCAGAACATGGAGTTGAAATGGGTATTATATTCGGGTTTTTAACATTAGGCCTGGATGGGATAAATAAGATATCTAATATTTCCATACCTAAAAGTATAGTTTTAATTGGTGATATGTCATTTTCTATTTATTTGTGCCACGAATTTATACGCTATTGGTTTGAAAAGTATTTTCCAGACTATCTCCATGTCGGTGGCGACACCCCTTACATGTTCGTCCCATACATTTTACTGTCAATTGGTTTAGCGTTCGTAAGTTATAGAATTCTGGAGTTGAAAGTATCTTTCAAGTTCAAAGATTTTATGATGCGGCTCATGCCTGACAAAGAGAAATCAACGAACCCAGAATCTCCGACAAAAAATGAATCCAGATCAGTGGAAGGCAATGGGCGAGGTTGATTTTGTTGGGCAGGGATGCCTATGAGGTGGGGTGACATATTAGTGACGCATCTATAGTGCCGAAGAAGTGTCACTGGTATGTCACTGTTAGCCATAATGTCGCTTGTGAATGCAGATTAGGCCAGTATTTACAATGGGTTATATGCACTACGACGTTCTTCTAAGCCGTAGGTCACAGGTTCGAGCCCTGTAGGGCGTACCATCTTTACGTCTCCTGAAGTCTATCTAAGTCCATAAATCCCTTATATAATCAGTATCTCTGGAACTTCCTGGTATCCCTGCGCTTATCCACATCTACTGAGTTATATAGATAGATGGGGGTATAAATGGGGGTAAGTCCAGGTTCAATGGATTGAGATACCCCCACATGGAACTAAACGCCCGGCAAGTCGATACCGCAAAGCGAAGAGAGAAACCTTACAAGCTCTCCGACGGCGGTGGATTATTTTTATTAGTAAACACGAACGGTTCACGTTACTGGCGGCTGAAGTATCGGATTGCTAGAAAAGAAAAGCTGCTATCAATCGGGGTCTATCCTGATATCACTCTCGCTGAGGCCCGAGTCAAAAGAGATGAAGCCAAACGAATACTGGCTGCTGGTGGTGATCCCGGGGAAGAAAAAAAAAGCAGATAAACAAGCTAAAAAAGTCAGTATCGATAACACGTTCGAAGCGCTGGCCAGAGAATGGCATACCTATAAAAGACCTAATTGGTCGAAAGGTTACGCCGACGATTTAATGGAATCGTTTGAAAACGATATTTTCCCCTATGTAGGAAAGCGGCCAGTAGCCGAAATCAAGCCGTTAGAGATGCTTGAAGCGCTGCGCAAATTAGAAGCGCGTGGTGTCCTCGATAAAATGCGCAAAATCCGTCAGGCGTGCAATCAGACTTTTCGCTATGCGATCGTCACCGGCAGGGCGGAGAACAACCCCGCCAGTGAGCTGGCAGGTGCTTTAGCCGTTCAGAAACATCAGCATTATCCCTACCTTTTAGCTGCTGAGCTTCCTGAATATCTCCAATCCCTTAGTGCCTACAGCGGTAGCTCTGTTACTCGAATAGCTACCCGTTTGCTCATGCTTACTGGCGTTCGAACAATTGAGTTACGTGCTGCTGAGTGGGCTGAATTCAATTTAGATAAAGGTCTGTGGGAAGTTCCCATTATTCGAATGAAAATGCGTCGCCCCCATCTGGTTCCTCTATCTGAACAGGTTTTGGAGTTGTTATTGCAACTGCATGTTATAACCGGCCGCTTTAAATTAGTTTTTCCTGGTCGTAATGACAGTTTAAAGCCAATGAGTGAGGCCAGTATCAATCAGGTCATAAAGCGTATTGGCTACCATGGCAGGGCCACCGGGCACGGTTTTCGCCACACTATGAGCACTATCTTGCATGAGCAGGGTTTCAATACTGCGTGGATAGAAACACAACTGGCGCACGTCGATAAAAACAGTATTCGCGGCACCTATAATCACGCTCAATATCTGGATGGCCGTAGAGAAATGCTGCAATGGTATGCCGACTATATGGATAGTTTGGAACGTGGTGAGAATGTAATCCATGGCAGATTTGGGAAACGGGCATAATTCGTATCACAAATTCTGAAGATAGGTTAAAACGGGCCACTATGGCAGATGGCCCAGAAGACTGAGGCTAAGATACACTTTTATGAGCAGTTTAAAGGG